GATTTTGTTGCGTCAGCGGTTGTTTTGTATGACCAGATGAATCGCGGCGGCCCGGCAGGGAATGCTGTGGTGATGCACTAAAAGCACGGTGTTCGGGGGTTTTATGAGCAGCAAGCTTCATGGTCTTGTCTGGGAAGGGTGCGCCTTCACCGGCATGATCTTATCCAGGGTGGCGGTTATGGCCCGTCTTGCAGACTACAGCAATGACGAGGGCGTGTCATGGCCTGCCATTGAAACTATCCGGCGTCAGATCGGTGCAAGAAGTGAATCCACAGTGAAATCGGCTATTGCAGAACTGGCGAAAGAGGGCTGGCTGACGAAGGAAGAGCGTAAGGTCGGTGGGCGTAATGTAAGCAATATCTATCGGCTTAATGTGGAAAAACTCGAAGCAGCTGCGGCGGCGGCGCGTGAGTCATATAAACCGAAAAGAAAAATTAGCCCGGCAAAAAATGACCCGTTAACAGTTGACCCGTCAAATATTGACCCCTCAACGGTTGACCCGTCAAATTTTGATGGATCAACTGTTGATAAAAAACTGCCGATTAGGGGGGCGATGATTGACCCCGATCCGTCAGTATTAAAACCTGATCCGTCAGATAAAAGATCTTCTTGTCCGGACGCTTCGCAACCGGACCCGCAGACGGCTGAACAGGATTTTTTAACCCGACACCCTGACGCGGTTGTGTTCAGTGCGAAAAAACGCCAGTGGGGAAGTCAGGAAGATTTGGTGTGCGCACAGTGGATCTGGGGACGAATCGTGAGTCTTTACGAGCAGGCGGCCAGCTATGATGGCGAGATCACTAGACCGAAAGAACCCAACTGGACAGCATGGGCCAATGACGTTCGCACAATGCGGATGCTGGATGGCAGAACTCACAGACAAATTTGTGAAATGTTTGGGCGTCTCCAGCGGGATTCGTTCTGGGTAAAAAACATCATGAGTCCGGCAAAACTCCGGGAAAAATGGGATGAACTGGTTATCCGCCTGGGGCGTTCGCCTGCGCAGCGTTGCGTGAATCACATTTCTGAACCGGACACTGAAATTCCGCCGGGCTTCAGGGGGTAAGTGTTAATTTCTGGTCATGAGGTAATTTTCAGGAGGGCTTGTGGCAAAAGTTTTTACACAAGAAGAGCGGGAAAAAATTAAAGGGCAGGTTGTTGAACTCGTACGCCAGAGTGGGCGCGAGACGTTACGACAACTGGAAACTAAAACTGGGGCAACAAGATATCTGATGAGCGTTCTGGCCAGAGAGCTGGTTGCCAGTGGCGATGTATACAACTCTGGTTACGGGTTATTCCCGTCTGAACAGGCGCGTAAGGACTGGCAAAATGCCCGTAAAAAGCTCTCAAGGGCAAAGCCGAAGAAACCATCTGCGGTTGATCCGGACCTTATCTGGTCATTACCAGATGGCGAAATACGCCGCTACGACAGGCGTCTGAACATAATCTGTCTCGAGTGCCGGAAGAGCGAAGTTATGCAGCGCGTACTGGCGTTTTATCAGGGGAATTTTGAGGAGGTGGTGCGGTGAGTGAATCAAAATGCCAGGTTAATGGCAACAAGATAGAACCATGTGCAGCACTGGCAAAGTCCCTTGAGCATGATGCTGAATACACGATGCGAAAAGGTCTGCTGATATACAAAATCTGGAATGAGAGTTTAACTCGCGGTCCTGATTTTGTGATGTTGCGTTCCGGTGAATTTTCTAAATTACCAGTTCGGGTTTCATTTTGTCCGTTCTGTGGTGAAAGTCTGAAAACGTGGGAGAACAGAAATGAATGAAATCAAAGAAATACCAGTAGTACGTGATGAATATGGCTGCTGGACGCATCCTGAATATGAAAAATTCTGTGACGGTCGGGAATATATTTCAACGGAAGAGTTTAACGCCTGGATGGAGGAAAATAATCTTCAATACGTCCTCTGCTTCAGAGATGAAGGATGTGCTGACCTTGATGCGTGTGATGCTGATATTTCTGCATGGGAACCGGAACGACCAGAGGGCAATGGATGGTTTATTGGTTCAATACATGACACCGAAGATGGCCCGGTTTGTGTATGGCTGAGAAATAAGGCCGAAGCATAAAGGCTATAAACCGACTAACAACTAAATACTGAAGATTTAAATCAGAAACGATTTTTATTAAATCCTTAACCGGAGGGATTCCTGCACCCTCAAATCATCAGGAGGCCGCCCGAAAGGGCGGTGGAGATAATAATGGGAATAACTAAAGAACGATTGTTGGAAATAGCAAACCTTAGTGATTGGGCATTAAGTGATGAGAGAATTGTTTCTCCTCATGCTTATGAGTCAGTTACAAGTATAGAAATAACAACAATGGCTAGAATGCTGCTTGGTTATTTCAAAATAGAAAATAAAAAACAGATGGATAGTAATGTTGATATATGTGAGATTTTAGACGATTGGGGGGCTTGGATTGTGGCTGGTAATAGTTCTATTGATTGGCAGGAAATAGCTGATAAATATAAAAATGTTGTTCCTCATGGTAAAAAATCACGTCGTCAGTGCAGCAATGATGAAGGGCGAATTATTGACATTAGTATCCTTATGTTAGAAAGATATAAGCAACAAGAATATGAGTTAATTGTTGCTCATTTCGTGATTGGTTTATCTCTTCGTGCTATTGCAAAGCAACAAGGATGTTCAGATGGAACAATTCGTAAAAGATTGCAAAAAGCCTTAGGTTTTTTGACTGGATATATAGCAATTACCAGTTAAGAGTCAGCGGTTTTTTTACCAGTGTAATGGTATAAGGATACTCCCATGTGTCTTACATGATATGGAAGCGCTGTTGCTGGATGCTTTGTGATACTCTTAAAGCGGAGGGGAGAGCCTTCCGCTTCAATTTCTGCGTCCGAAACGGTCGTAGAGAAAAATTCTTTCCATTCATTGAATTTTACTGCTGATTTGTCAGACTTTATATAAATTAGAATTCCTCCATGATCGTCACGTGACGTACCCGTGCCGTAACGTTCGGTTAGCTGAATCCAGCCATTATGAATAGATTTGGGGCCTCTCCATAATTTTGCTTCACCGATCCATTCGAATTTTCCGAATTGATGTTTAACTAATAAATCAACGTGACCGCCATGTTGAGTATCATGTTCAACATCATAAAACCTACCTTTCAGGAAATTTTTGATCGACGCTGTTAGCTCGTCCTCTCCCCACTTAGCATCTTGATAGAAGTGTTTGTCATTTTCTAAATTCTGAATAGCGTCGTCTAAATCTTCATAGAGTTGCTTTACAAAAATATTTTTGTCTGCAGCTAATTTTCTTTGAACCATTCCCCTAAATTCAGGATCCATTCTAATTAATGATTGAAGGTCTGCAGTACAGATGTTTACATCACTCATGCAGACTCTCCAAAAGACTCGAAGGAGTAAAGTATGGATAAAGATACTGGCTAAAATTATCAACCAATTCGCCAGTTTCTGGATGGTAAAAACTTCCTGTGTCTAAAGCATAGGAAATAAGATCATCTTCAACTGGTATTGGTTCTTCCGTTAAATTATCAATGTATTGAAAATGCATATCCAATAGATGTGCTTTATAGCTAGATAAATAATCAGTTGCTTTTATTAGCAGGATATAGTCATCTTTCGTATCAGTTAGATAGGTTAAACCATTGATAAGGGTTTTGTATGTAAAGTGATTGATATTTTTAGCATCTTTACTAACCAGAAAAAGAAAAAGATCACGACACACACTGCGAACAGGATCATTAAAATCCTGCTCTATTTGCGTGATAATGTCGTGATATATACTCTTTTTCATTTATGGCCTGATGATCTCGCTCTTCTTTTCTCTTCACAGGACTTAACAGAATCCAATATTTTTTCAACAATAAATATAATCGAATCAATGTTGTTACAGTTCTTCGCAATTGCTTCATGCAACCTAATTCTAGGATTATCAAGCATTGTCCTTTTTCCTGGTAATATTAACTCTACTGATAAAATATGTGAAGAACTTTGTGGTAAATCCCAAATTTTTCCCAACTTAAACTTTGTCAATATTGGGCTTGCGGACTCTCCACTATGATGGTAAACATCTTGACGCAAACACTTTTGACTTGGTTTGAGTTTTAAAGAACTTGTATTGCCATCTGAGGTGATAAAAGATACATGAGAAATTCTGCCATCTACTTTTTCGTAAAGATCTTGTATTGAACCAAATAATTCAAGAGGATTGTTTAAAATAACGCCAGCTTCTTTTTTTATAAATTTAGCCACAAGGTATTGTTGAGGCTGTGATTCACTTCTTGGAAGGATAGATAAATCAATCGTAAGAATTAATATTTTTTCTGCAGGCATTAGCATGATGGTATTAAAGCATTGCGTGACTTGGCGTGTTTTGCATTTTATTTCTCCACCATTAGCACGTAATTCCATACCCGCATCGCTAAGATGTGTTGGGTCAAGCTCTATCACTTCAGTGTAATACGCTTTGGATAAAAAAACAGCAGTGTCAATTTGTTTATCACGAATGATATCTTGACGTAGTTCAGCAAAATGCAGCTCAGTATCAGCAACTAACAGCTCCTCTCTGGATAAAGGAGTTGGGTATTTTTCTGAGAAGGGGCTATTGTCCTTTTTCTGATTTGTGAAAATTGTTTGTAATTTTGCTACGTCTTCATCGGTGATTCTATAAATAGAAAGTAATCGATTCCCGCTAAAAATTAAACCTTTCCAGAAATCGTCGATTCTGTCTTTTAGGTCGGGATTATGCTGAACTACACTATTTACACGTTCAATAAAAAGGGGTAATCCTTGGGCCGTTACACCCAGTGATGAACCAAGAAGCTTACGGGTGTTGCGCCAGCCAAAGCGTGAATTGATGTTTTTTACTGTTTGCTCAAGCATTAACACTTCCTTAATTTTCCCTTAACAATTTAGGGTGCTAAACTTTTTTGCGCAGTTTACATAAAAAAATAGTGCGTACGCAAAAACTATCTAACATGATGAGCTTTAACCGGGAAATTTGTATATGTTGTGAGCATAAAGTTGGCTGAGAAATCTAAAACGGGTAGAATGACTGCGGGTGCTTGAGGCTATCTGTCTCAGGCATGAACACCAAAAGGCAGACAGAGAAAAGCCCCAGTTAACATTACGCGTCCGGCAAGACGCTTAACATTAATCTGAGGCCATATCTATGCTCTACACACGTAGGTTAGCCTCTTACGTGCCGAAAGGCAAGGAGAAGCAGGCTATGAAGCAGCAAAAGGCGATGTTAATCGCCCTGATCGTCATCTGTTTAACCGTCATAGTGACGGCACTGGTAACGAGGAAAGACCTCTGCGAGGTACGAATCCGAACCGGCCAGACGGAGGTCGCTGTCTTCACAGCTTACGAACCTGAGGAGTAAGAGACCAGGCGGGGGAGAATCCCTCGCCACCTCTGATGTGTCAGGCATCCTCAACGCACCCGCACTTAACCCGCTTCGGCGGGTTTTGTTTTTTCCTAGCATTCTGGTTTACAATTCGCACGCCAGCCTGAACAACTGGCACCTGCTGCGCCAGCAGAGACAACCGATGGCGCACGATACCAAATTACACAATTCTGATGATTCTGCCGTCTTTGCCAGCAGGCACGGGCGGCGTTCCCGCACTTTCAAATCTGACTGGTTCCAGCATCCCCCATGCACTGAAGAACAGGCCGAGTGGCTAATTCAGTGCTACCGCAGACACGGATACGAGATTAAGAAAGCCCTCAGCCTCGATTATCGTCACTGGATAATCTCCGTCAGGCTTCCTTACTCCGAGCGCCCACCGCGTCCGTCCCGCACATTCCAGCAACGCATCTGGAGGTAACGTGCGGGTATTACTTCGACCTGTTCTGGTACCGGAACTCGGGCTGGTGATCGTTAAGCCGGGCCGTGAATCCATGCCGGTATTCCACAATACCCGGGTACTGGTGGAGCCGGAACCGAAAAGCATGCGTAATCTGCCGTCCGGGGTTGTTCCTGCCGTTCACCAGCCGCTAGTGGAAGACAAAACATTGCTGCCGTTTTTCAGTAACGCACGGGTGATTCGTGCTGCTGGTGGTGCTGGTGCATTGTCTGACTGGCTGTTGCGCCATATTAAATCCTGCCAGTGGCCACACGGCGATTATCATCACAGCGAAACCGTCATTCACCGTTATGGTACCGGCGCAATGGTGTTGTGCTGGCACTGCGACAACCAGCTGCGTGACCAGACATCCGAATCACTCGAGCAACTTGCTCATCAAAACCTGTCAGCATGGATGATTGACGTCATCGGTCACGCAATAAGCGGTACGCAGGAGCGTGAATTATCTCTGGCTGAATTATCCTGGTGGGCGGTCTGCAATCAGGTGGCGGACGCGCTTCCGGAGGCAGTATTACGTCGTTCTCTGGGGTTACGTGCGGAAAAAATCCGCCCCTTGTACCGCGAAAGCGACATCGTACCGGGAGAGCAGACCGCCATCAGCATACTGAAACAGCGCACAAAAAATCTTGCGCCGCTGCCTCACGCCCACCAGCAACAGAACCCACCACAGGAAAAGACGGTGGTCAGCATTGCCGTTGATCCTGAGCCTCCGGAATCTTTCATGAAACGACCTAAACGTCGCCGCTGGGTTAACGAGAAATACACTCGCTGGGTGAAGACACAGCCGTGTGCGTGTTGTGGTAAGCCAGCCGACGATCCCCATCACCTGATTGGTCATGGTCAGGGCGGAATGGGGACAAAATCTCACGATATTTTCACGCTACCGCTGTGTCGGGAGCATCACAACGAGCTTCATGCGGATCCGCTGGCGTTCGAAGAAAAGCATGGTTCTCAGGTTGATTTAATTTTTCGTTTTCTTGATCACGCCTTTGCAACTGGCGTGCTTGGGTAAAAGAGGTGACTGATGCTCATAGATTTGGTTTTACCTTACCCGCCGACGGTGAACACTTACTGGCGACGCCGTGGCAGCACATATTTTATCTCGGAGGAGGGAAAGCGTTATCGCCGGGCTGTGGCGCTTATTGTTCGCCAGCAGCGGCTGAAATTAAGCCTGTCCGGAAGGCTGGCGATAAAGGTGATTGCAGAGCCACCGGATAAGCGTCGTCGCGACCTGGACAACATTCTGAAAGCACCGCTGGATGCGCTGACGCATGCGGGAGTGTTAATGGACGATGAGCAGTTTGATGAAATCAATATCGTTCGTGGTCAGCCAGTATCTGGTGGACGTCTGGGGGTGAAGATTTACCCCATAATGCATTAAGAGCAGGTCAAAAAATGAAACTGGAAGATTTACCGAAATACTACTCCCCAAAATCCCCTGGCCTGACCGATGCATCGGCCTCAACGTCAAAAGATGCGCTGAGTATCACTGATGTGATGGCCGCGCAGGGCATGACACAGAATCGGGCTGAGATGGGTTTTTCTGCGTTCCTGGGGAAAATGGGCATCAGTATGAATGACAGGGCGCGGGCAACAGAATTACTGGCAGATTATGCACTCAGTCGGTGCGATCGTGTGGCGGCGTTGAGAAAACTTCCGGCAGAAATAAAACCGGTAGTGATGCGCATTATGGCTTCGTACGCTTTTGAGGATTATGCCCGCAGCGCAGCGAGTAAAAAGCAGTGCCCTTGTTGCTATGGGGAAAAATTTATTGAAAGCATAGTTTTTACAAACAAGGTCCAGTATCCGGATGGTAAGCCGCCGGTATGGGCAAAGTGTACGAAAGGTGTGTATCCGTCTTACTGGGAAGAATGGAAAAAAGTCAGGGAGGTGGTAAAAGTTGCCTGTCCGGAGTGTGGCGGAAAGGGTGAGGTTTCCACCGCCTGTAAGGATTGCCGTGGGCGTGGTGTCGCCATTCATCGTGAAGAGTCGGTAAAACGTGGTATGCCTGTTATCAGAGACTGCCAGCGTTGTGGTGGTCGTGGCTATGAAAGACTACCATCAACGGAGGCATTTAATGCTATATGCGAGGTGACAAACCAGATAACACGCGCGTCATGGGAAAAAACAGTTAAGAAATTTTATGATGCGCTGGTGACCCGGTTTGATATTGAAGAAGCATGGGCTGAGCGGCAGTTAAAAAAGGTAACTAGGTAACAAGGTTGATTTTTCCGGAATCTGTGGTAAATTCGTCATAACGATGGGCGTTTTATGCCTGACGTTAGAAGAGTTTCTACAACCCGCCGCTGAGCGGGTTTTTTATTGCGAAATTAATTACGGACCGTTATTATTCTGCTCCCGGCCCTTTAGCTCAGTGGTGAGAGCGAGCGACTCATAATCGCCAGGTCGCTGGTTCAAATCCAGCAAGGGCCACCATCACAAACCGCCATTAGCTTATCAGGAAGAGCAGACGACACGATAACAGGGTTGTTGGTGCGGGGGGCGGGTCCCCGATGGCGGTCCATTATCGGTATTCAGCGTTGTTAGCTCAGCCGGACAGAGCAATTGCCTTCTAAGCAATCGGTCACTGGTTCGAATCCAGTACAGCGCGCCATATTCATTCTTCCAGATTCCTTCCGGCAGAGCCTTATACTGAAATATACCTGGCTCAGGATATTGTTGAAAATATTATATGTTTGTCAAAAATAAAAGTTCTGTTAAGTATTGATTGAATATTTGTTATACGGTCTAATGGTTTTTTCAGCATTAAATATTTATCATTCATATGGTGTGGGTAGAGTGAATATTGATGAGGCGTCGGGGTGTTTCATCCTTAGGCAGCGTATTGATATAGTCAATGCAGCACGAGCAAAGGCCTTCAGCCGTTTGACAGTTTTGTTCTGTACTCCTGATCGTCTTTCGGGAAGAGACGTTATTATTCTGAATAGTGATGCTATACAGAGGGTTTGCGATGAGTTCATGGTTGCTAATTCAGAATTATTTGCTCTTGTTCAGGAGTACAACAGAATAGCCAGGACCTGTGGTATGGATGAACTTCGGATTACTCATCTGGGGTAGATACATATCTGGATTATCACCTGTTACGGTAAAAAGTGATTGCTTACTGTTTTTGTGAATGGCATTGCAGCAGCCGGATAATGTCAGTGCTGGCTGACGGTGTGCTGGTGGCGGGTGTGGTGGTTGTTGCTTTCCCGTTGCTGAAAAAGAAAACGCCAGACTGTTAGCCGGGTATCAGTTAGCGGGAGAAATTTTTAAATACTTCACAATTCAGGCGGTTGACTGTTGTCTGGTTTGCGGGGAGTTTGTTAAAAGAAACTGGCATGGTGAATCCCCCTGTGCGGAGGGGCAATCAGCGAGTAGGTATATGGGATAATCGCGGATTCAGGTGCTGGTACTGAATTCACCGGGAGGCACCCGGCACCATGCAATGGCACATAGCGCCACTCTCCAGCCCCTCTCCGGAGGGGCTGTTTATATTGATTTTGTCAGATGTGAGTAAACTCCTTATGGATTTTGTTGTTTTAGCCCATAAGGACATATTTGCAGAGTGCAACGGTTATTAAAGCATTCATTCAATACGTTATCTGTATTTGTAGGGCATTCCTGGCTGTTTTTGATTAAATTCCAGAATGTTTTATTGAATGGTACTATGTTGTAAATGGTTACAGGTAGCACTTTGTTATTGAGCATGATACCTGTGTGAGTCAGTGTAAATATACTTTCAGGAGGTAAGAAAGCATCCGATTGATACCAGATTATTAATTTTATTTTACTCCATATGACTGAAAAAGATATTCCGCATGATGGCTGGATAACTGTATCAATCACAATCCACTTCATTTACTTTCCTTGTTTATGCCTTGCTGGTGATGTTCTGAAAAGTATAAATGATATTTTTGAATTAAACCATAGAGCAGAATTATTTTTCTGATGTTGTTTATTGTTTATTTAAATACAGGGTGGTTTATATCTCGTCTTGTAGTTTATCCATGCATATCTGCTTGATAATCAGGTTTTTATTTAAGGTATGGTTTTGTGTTTTTTCTGTATTACATGTCAGGTATTTTAAAGAATTATTTTTCAGATGGTGGAAAGAACCATGGCATTTAAACACTATGATGTTGTCAGGGCGGCGTCGCCATCAGATCTTGCGGAAAAGCTGACACATAAACTGAAAGAGGGCTGGCAGCCGTTTGGTAGTCCGGTGGCCATAACCCCTTATAC